AGTCACCGTATCATCTTTAGCTTCATCCCAGGTCTCAACTTCAATGGACATTGTGATCTTTTTAGGAATGAAGAGCATATTCTCAATACCGGCTTTATCCCACATCAATATTATATCATACTCAAGCTTAGCATTTCGGGCAGAAACATATTCAATTTCTGAGGTACTCGCAAAGCCCATTGATCTAAGTTCACTATCTTCTTCTGGTGATATTCCAAGATTATCGTTTTCCATTACTTTTGGATGGTCGTATATGCTAACGTTACTGCTTTCAAACGCCTTGACCAGAATTTCAGGTTTTCTATAGGAATACTGAGCCCATTTGAGCTGGTCAGGACCTTTATTAGATTCTTCTATTAGATAAGATTTAAACGACTCGAGCGCCTTTGTCATTACTTCTTTGGATTTTCTCTTTTTATTAGATCAGCAAAAGACATTGCATATCTTTCGTTAATTCTCTTTTTGCTTGATCTGCTCGTTTTTTCAGCTGCGGCTTTTCTGCTCTTGACCAATTCAATATTATCTAAATAAAGGCCAGGGACAACGATAATTCTTTCGCCATTGTAATCAATGGGTTCATCCAGTTCAACTTCAAATCGGTCAACGTCAGGCTCGTAGCTATTTTGGTAAATCTCAGAAATGGTACCGGTTGTACCGTCAACCATTTCAATGACGCCATTTTGTAGCTCTTCCGCGTCCGCCTTAATCATAATTCTGTCTCCGATTGAGAATTTCATACTGGTTCCTTTTTAATTTTTAACGTTAGTGTACCGCTTCCCTTGATTAGCCTATGCCATTCATGTCTGGGAATCAATATATTATTATTTAACGAGACCGGTAGTGCATTATCTAATTGGATCATCCAGTCCGTATCATTTTCTGAAATTATCTCTCTTGTCTCATCATCACGATGCCACTTTAATTCTATTGGATCAATATTTTGAGAAAATTCTCTGACTAGGAATCCGTTCTCTTCCTTGATATTTACGTAAGGCTTTTCCATATTACCAAAAACCTGGATAAGTTTTACCGCCCCATAGATGAGCGTATCGGTTAATTCTGCATGCCCAGTAGCCGGCTTTTGTTCTGTCATTTTTTAGGTGACATTGGTGTCTTGCTGCGAAACTTTTACGGGCTTTAGGATTACTTACTTTTGCAGTTAATCCGCCGTGTACATCGCCAAACGCAATCTTTTTAACTCTTTTTGTTTTTGGATTGATAACGTAAACGTAGTACTTCTTTGTTCCGCCTCTCATAGGTTTACCGATCTCGACCTTCTTGCCGTTGTATTCGGCTTCAAATAAGAAGTCTAATGGAACAATCTCTCCTCGATACTCGCCGAATCTTCCAAGATCAGTCTCTTCAAATAGAATCTGGTCGATTCCAGTAAGTTCAATCTCTCCTCGATCGTATGCCGTTCTAGCTTCAGCCAGGAGTTCAAAATGAGCTTGACTTGCTGGACGATACACTGACTCTGCTATTGAGAGACCTTCATTGATATGATACAGTAGACTTTCGGACATTGGGTCAAGATCCGGATTTGGAATTTTGTTCCACGATCTTTCAGCATTAACTCCTCTTCCTCTAGCTAGTTTAATCTCATGGGCTACTTGTTTTAGATACACTAAGGCTTCTTCATAGTCTCCACTACTCATTAACTCATCAATTTCTTCAGCCTCTTCTTTATCTAATTTTGCCATGTAAACGACTGCATGCCTTTGAGCATTGAATTGACATCTCATTGCCATCATGCCTACTGTGTGATTAAATTCTTTTGTAACCGAATCACTATCTTCCTTTGAAATGATTCCCATATCAAGTAGTTCAGTAGCGGCTTCCATTTCAACATCACTAGGCGCCTTCATGAATGACTCTAGGCCTTTACAATCGGCAATGCCGTAGTACCATTCAGCTTGTGAATTTCTGAATGATTCATTGAATTGGCCAAATGATTTTACGAGTCCTTTCATATAAATTATTCTTTAGTTAATGTACCTCCACACTCGCATACATCACCTTCATTGATGACTGTTGCTTCATACGAGATTCCACATTCATTACATTTGTAACTTCCCTCGGCCATGTATTCTGCATTACCTGGATTATCTGAGAATCTACCATTATGCTCAGATCGCTCTTTCCCAGAAGAGTCTTTATCATTAGGACCGAAGTTTTTTAATTTAGCTAAATTCTCTGCTCTGGCTTTAGGATCATAATCTCCCATAGTTCCTTTTACGTTCGTATGAGGTGCTGACGTAATATCTCTATCGTGGATACCTTCTTCAACTTCCTCAGTCATTTCACCGATTAAGAAATTAGCAACCTCTTCCATATCGTCCTTTGAAGTAGCGATATGATCTACTGCCCAACTGTGTCCATTCTTTAAAATTTGATCAACTTTTAACGGATCCATTTTTAACATGATCTCTGCTAATCTATGAACGGTTTCCAAGTTTCCAAAGAACATGTAGTTCTCAGTTTCATGGTGATCATCATGATCGATTTTAGCGGCTGGGTGTTGCTGCATATCAGCGTTTGGTGCCTGGTGAGGCATCATTTCTTGATCGTCATGATCATTAAAGAAACTTTCGAATGTTTTAACAATTCTCATTTTATTATCTGTTATTTTGTTCTTTTATAAAATCTGCGAATCCCAACACTAGTGGAGATTTCTTCTTTTTCTTTTTGGTATTTCCGCCTAGCGAAACGAATTTGTCTCCTGATCCTAATGTTGTTTGAGTAGGTGGAGTGATTGGACCCATTGAACCAATTGATCCTGGTACCTGTTGAGTAACACCAGGCGCTTCGCCATCCTCGGTTACTGCTTTCGGTTTAGGTTCATCAACTACTGACGTATCTAAAATAAAGAGTCTAGTGAAAGCATCCGCTTTCATTTCTCCTTCTCTGCCCTTGACCGCTTTACCAACCGCCTTAGCTGTAGTATTTAAGGTTTTTGCGTATAGAGTATGTAGATGTTTACCGGTCTTAGCGAAAGCTTGACCAGCTGCAGTATTTCCAGTAGTATCCTCTCCAAATACAAGACCCATTAAGGCTTGAGAGGCTTTTCTAAACTTCATTACCTTTGTATCATCGGCTATTTGCTTGCCAGTAACCGGAAGAGCAGTCCTTTCATATAAAGGTAATTTCTTATTGAAATCGTAATGGATTCCTTTGTATTTCTGGGTTTCAAATTCTTTGCTCTTTGCTCTCTCGATGAGACTCTTTTGAATTCCGTCCACCATTCGAACTAAATATTCCTTGGCCTCGTCGGATACGTCTGGGAATCCGTTGATACTCACCTTTAGTGCGTTTGCTTCTCTAATAATATCAGCTTCGGCTGTCCAATTTGTGTATTGGAACTGAAAGATTCTTCTAATGATTGAGGCGGTGTTCTTATTAATGATTATTCCGCTCTTTAAGTCAGCTGAAGTGCCGGCTCCTAACTTGGCATCTATTTTTTGCTCGTATTCAGAATCGGCTGCTTTGATTCCAGCAGTAAGTTCATCAGACATGTCGTCCGTGATTACCTCAGCAACGTGAATTGCATCAAATACTTCGCTAGCTGCTTCTTTTTGAGCTTCCTCAGTCTCTGCCTGTTCAAATTTAGTGTATGCTTGTGTTGCTTTAACCGCAGGTAGTTTAATCTTTAATGAAAACGCGTCAGCTAGATCTTCCTGCACCTTTTTAATCTTTTCGTATACTTCTCCGCTAAAATCAGTAGTTCCCTTGCTTTCTAACTTAGAGTATATTTTTTCAAGAACGTGAATTCTTGAAACGAATGAAAGAATTTTGGTGCTTATCTCTTCGATCTCAACTTCATTGATTTCTTTCTTAGATAGAGCCTCTTCTAGATTTTTACGGAACTCTGCAACTCGTTCAGTTAGGTACTTGAAATAGCTGTCTAAAACAGTCTTCATTCTTGGATTACCAAAGTACTTTTCAAACGCAGGATCTTCCAGTTTCGCATTCAGATCATCCTCGCCCATTGCAAAAAAGGCATCTAATAATCTATTCAGCATTTCATTGGTGTCCTCAGTCTGTTTACCGTCTTCGCTGCCTGACTTCTTGTCCTTGTCCACCAGGTTATCAAGCTGACCTCCGATCTGAATGATGTCTGCTTCTAGTATCAGGCTCTGAATCGCCTGTAGTCTTTTTACTTTTAAAAACATATTAGGCTTCAAATTGTAGTAAATATTTAGTCTTATTAACTGAATCTAAAATTTCATCAGTCAGATTGTAAAGCTCAGAATCTTTATCCCTGTCGAATAGCTCGCAGAAAGTTCCTCTAAGAGCAGTCTCAACCATTCCAAAGAATTCATTAACTGCCATTTCATAATCACAAACTTCAATTGCAGCCTCTCCGAATTTCAATTCATCCTTTCCGTATTTACCGGCAATCGCTTCAACGATAGTGTCCATTTGATCAATGAAACCTTCATAGAACTCTCCATAATGACGATGTTCTCTATCATAACGAGTTTGCCAGTGAATTATTTTAGCCTGGTCAGCTATTTGCATTAGGGACAACATAAAATATGCTATTGATACATTTTGAGATCCTTCAACCTCTTCTAATTCTTCTAGTCCAAACATTAGTTTTTGTGTGTTTTTTGTGACTTTTGCCATTTAGAAAATGGAGTTACCCAGAAATCTCGATTCACGTTCTTTTTCAAGTAATCGTAAACATCATTTCCAGTAGGGTGCTGTAACACAGCGTTCTGTAAAGGTTCTTTGCCCTTACGGTAATTGTCCAAATTTTTAAAGGTCTTTTCCATCTAGGTTATTTATTAAACTCCACAGTCATTCTTTCGAGGGAGCTGGTTAAAACTTTATTGGCTGGGTCGATATAATTAATAAACACAAAAACTGTAATTACTAATGAAGTTTGAAGAATTAACAAAAGATCAAGTATTACTAATTTCTGAAATTTACTGGAACAAAGAGCTAAGCTGGGACGACCGAATGAAACAACTTAGTGAATATCTAGATAAATCAGAAAGAACCGTTCAAAAATGGTTAGCTAAACTTGGAATAACCGAGAGTTCTGTTCAAGAATCTCCACAATTAATAAAGGCCAGGGAACGTAAGTTTGATAAGAAAAAGAAGAAATTTCTAATTACTTGGGCCCAAAATGATACACCGGTTCACGAGGCATTTGTTTCTAACCTAGAAGCCTATGCCAATGAAATTAATGCAGACATTCATGTGATTGCCGGTCGATACAAAAATCCAACATCCGTATTTGCTGACAAGAACTATGAAACC